ACCGCCTTGACTTACCGCAACTAACCGGAACTCGCCAAGACATACCGAAACCGCCATGCCACGCCTAACCCCAACCCAACTCGTCTCACCGTGCCTCACCAAAACCGCCATGCCACATCAGACCGCACTCAGCCACGCCACACCTCAACCGTCAAACCTCAACTCACCGATCCGTGCTCAAACAAAACAGACCTCAACCTAACCGCCTTGCCAGACCTTGCCCAACCGAACCTTACGAGACCCAACCGAAACGCACCATGACCGCCTTACCAGAACCGACCTCACCTCACCGCGACATACCTCACCGCGACATGCCAAAACCGCCGCGCCACAACAAATCTCAACTCATCGGAACCAACCAAAACTCATCTGACCAAACCAGAACCGCCAAGCCGCAACTTACCGTGCCTTACCCAAACGTAACTCAGAGAACCCAACCTAAACAGAACCGACCCCAACCGCCACAACGCGGCGCACCTGACCTGACCTGCCCTCATCTCTCCCAACCATAACCGTCTTTCCGTAACCCGCGACAGGGATATGCTGCAACGCGCACCAATGATGCGCGTTGCCCCATGTCTAATAACTAAGCAGCCCTCCGCAACCGCTCTTCTTGTAAGAACTGCATTAGTTCTGCTGTTTCTTGATCCGCGCACTCTGGATTGTCACGCGCTAGCTCCTGAACTGCACGGCCCTCTTCCATAAGCTCGTCCCACAACTCTTGGTATTCGCCCATATCTTCAGAACCGGCTATAGAGAATGTACCGAAAGACCCACGGCCTTTTTCCTGACGGAAATCGCCAAGGCCGATTAGTTGTCCGGCATTCTTTACAAGAGAAGAGATAGAACGTGCGCTGAAAGTAGGTGTAGAAAACCTGATTTCTACTTCGGCGCACCAGTTAGGAAGATAAGCACGAGTACGCATATCCGGTGTCCGGTTCATGTCCGCGGACCGTACCACGTCAATTTTAAGGTACGGCTTACCCCAGATATTTATATTTTCCTGTGGCAAAAAGATATTCCGGTTAACGCTGGTCTTGTTCACACCAGCCGTTTCAAGTGCAGCCGTGGCCATTGCACCCTTTACACCAGCCGCGGGAAAACACAAAAGCGTGTCACCTTTTGGTTGAGTGTGCATAGAGTCGGCAAACTCCTGTTCCGGATTATGTTTGATTTCTTTCTTTTCAGCCGCAGTCTTGCGGCCTGCGCCAACGAGAAGATCCCGTTTAGCTTTTGCCGACATACTGTTGAAGTACATCGGGGTTTGTCCAATCAAGCGGATTGTGATTTGGCCCTGCTTGATGACTGGGATGCTGATTGCATCATTAGTCTTTTTTGTAGCTGCCATTTTTTTCTCCTTTGCTAATGACATAAGATTTATCCTATATACTCTTACTACTACATATTGTCAAGCAGAAAAAAATGCCCCCAGAGTCGTGCGAACTCTGGGGGCTACTACGGGAACTGTAAAGCTTGGGGGCTTTACAAGCTCATATGTATGCGATTGTTTGGGAAAAGTCAAGAGAAATCGTCACCATGAATTAGTTCTTCTAACTCTTCGTCAGTCATGTTCTCAAAGTCCATGTCTTCAAATCGTTGTTTCTTAACAGGCTTACGTTTTATGGTCACCTTATCTAATTTCTTGATGGGATCACCCATGATGTCGTCCAGTTTGACCACCTTAGTTTCTAAAGTTTCTAAGGTAGAATATTTATGACCACACGTTAAACACTGCCGGTGACGGCGTGTTGTATCTCCAAGCGGCCTACTGTTGTAGACCTTACTTTTTCCCTGACATTTCGGGCATATCATTTCTTTGCCTTTGGGGGACGACCGCGCTTTTTGGGTGCGGCAATCTTTGCTGGGCGGCCCCGTTTCTTTTTCACGGGAGCTTTACCGCCTACCCATGCTTCGTTGACCGTGGGCGTTGATTTGTCGTCAGCCCGCAGACGCCCCTTGTCATCTCTAGCTCTTTCTGGCTCTGAAAAAAACATGGGAAAAAACAGACGCAAAAACTTATTTAACATAGATCTCTCCTTAATAACTAAGACTTATCGCATATCATAGTTAAAAAAAATGGTCAACTGATTGTTTTGCGATAGGCGTTCCACATGACGCGAAGCTGACCAGATATTGTCCGGCCCTCTAATTTCGCTAATTTTTTGATCTCTTCGTACACTTCGATAGGTACGAGAACCGATTTCCACTTAGTGATGTCCATATATAGCTCCTTATGTGTAGGAATATATAAGAGAAGTTGTTATTTTACAAGCAAAAAAGGCCCCGCCGAAGCGGGACCAGTCTTCTAAGGGAGGATTCCAATGAAACAATTACTCTGCTTCACCCCAACTAGGACCGATCTCAATGTCACATAAGTTGGGTATCTCTAACGGTACAGCATTTTCCATAATTTCTGCAACCTCTTTTGCCTCTTCACGATTTTTCACAGACATAGCAACCTCATCATGCACCTGTACCAAAGGGACACGTCCTGTCTTGTATATATCCACCATCGCTTTCTTTGTCATATCCGCCGCCGACGCTTGGATTAGCCGGTTGAGAGCTTTGTAAGTGTAAGCCCGCTTTAATCTGGTGGTCTCACCGTACTCTCGTATAGCCTCTTGGTATGGTAAAGCCTTGTTCATGGCAAAGGTGTCGGGCTCCCACAGATCAAACCGGCACTTACGTCCCAGTATTGACCGGACGGAACCACTACCGTCCTTTTTATTTAAATGATTTTGTACGCCGTTCATCAATCCTTTCACAAAAGGCACGCGGTCATGGTACTGCTTGACCAGACCCTTAGCTTCTTCAACATCAATATCTAGCTGATCAGATAGCTTGTTGACGCCCATGCCATACATCATGCCAAGGTTAATCGTCTTCGCCTGTTTGCGCGGGATCTCCGCCATCTCTGCGACCATCGTATGAAAATCCATATTACTATCATGTCTATAAGCATTGACGAACTCCTCTGCGCCGTTCAGTAACGCGCCTCTTGTCTTGCCGAAAACGTATGCGTAATGAACCAAGATCCGTGGTTCCTGTTGCGAGAAATCTATAGCCGCCCACTGATCCCCTTCTTCCGGTAGGAACAGACTGCGTATCATTGGACCCATCTCAGGGTCACGCGCTGGTATTTGCTGTAGGTTTGGGTTTGACATGGATATGCGTCCAGATACCGTACCGCCGTCGTCAGAACGGATCTGATTGATGTGGCTATGTATGCGGCCATCAGATCGGCAGTGCTTCATTATGGTGTTGATGAACGTGCCGCTGGTCTTGTTTAGGTTGCGGGCTTGCACGATCAGCCGTGCCAACTCGTGGTCATGGTCCGTGAGAAACGATTTGGTAAATGACGGAGCGTTCTTTTCTGTCTTTGGGTACGGTATACCCAGCGCGTCAAATGCTTTGGCTATAGACGCGGCGGCCCACAACTCCACGTCCATACCGGCTACACGTTTGATTTGAGCAAGCACATCTTTCTCTTTATTTAGAAGCGTGTTCCGCGTTTTCTCAACTCTGTCCTGATCTACCCGTACCCCGCGCCATGTCATGTCGATCAGGCAGGGCAACAGGTCTAGCTCTAGGTTTGCGATTGGCCAGAGCTCTTCCTTGGTAAGCTGGGTGGACAGGTAGTTCCAAAGATCCAGTGTGATCTCTGCGTCGTTCTGGGCGTATGGCCCCACATACATAGCTGGCATCTTCCACATCTCAGCCTTGGGGTCCAAGCCAAACTCGCGGGCCGCGTCTTGCAGAGTCTTTTCAGTTTTTATTTTACCCAGCAGATCGTAGCAAAGCGCGTTGAGGCTGTAGCTGAATCGGTTTTCGTCCAGCAATGAAGCTACCAGCATGGTGTCGATTATGCGCCCGTTAATGATAAAACCCATACTACGTATCCAGCCTGCATCATACTGCGCGTTGTGCATGATCTTGTCGGCTGGACACTCAAACACTTTCTTTAGCCACTTGTTGACTATGCGCTCATCCAGATTGCCACCGCCCAGATGCCGGATGGGTATGTATCCGGCCCAGTCTGCAACTGCTACAGCGTAGCCCACTACCTCGCCGTCACCTGTGGGCCATCCGGGCCCGTTGGATTTGAGGTTGGGGTCTTTTGTCTCAACGTCGATGGCTATTTGTTTAGCATCGAAGATGTCAGGTAGCTCTGCCGGTGGAACCCATTCACTCTTGGGCCCGAACATTGTCATCTGTAGTGCCATATCATTTCCAGTAAATGGTTGCGATCTCATCACCCAGTTGAAGAACTTTCCATCCCTGACTCAGGTAATGGTCCAGTTGTTCAATGCGGATAAACCGAATGAGCTTGTCTGCTTTTTTAATCACCCGTTTCTTCGCCACCTAACGCTCCATACCCACAAATGTCTATCCAACTGTCCTCATGGTCTGGTGTTACTACCAGACGGGCCAGCTTAACAGCAACCATACATTGGTAAACCTGTTGAATAGTAACAGGTTTATCTAGCAGAACAGACCACATCTGTGCAATACGAGCGTGGTTTTCATGCGCGTCACCATATTCTTTGGCCCGTGGTCCGTTGACTAGGCTCTCTGCTTTGCGAAGTACTTCTTTACGGTTCATATCTGATAGCTCCTAGTGGCATCATCAGGCTCAACTAAGTAAAGGTTCTGTTTGGTTCGCGTGATGCCGACGTAGAACACACGGTGCAAATCGTCAGGCGCGAGTTCCGCGGCTTTTGATGCGGCTGGTGATATCTCTGTAAACAGAACCACGTTGTCAGCCTCGCCGCCCTTAGATCCGTGGATCGTGGACAGATTAATACGAGGCTCTGCATTGAACTTTTCACCACGGCGTAACAGCGCGGTGATGTAGGCACGGTCTGCACTAGGCAGTTTGTCCATTGCTGTATGCCAGATGCAGTTATGAATGTAATCCATAGTAATGCTTGAGATTGGAACGAATTTAACAAGACCGTGATGCGCGATCAGTTCATCCAGAGTCACCATATCGTCATCGTCGAGTGCCGGTAATTTTTTAAATCCGCGCTTGACTCTGTCGTTGACGGACATATAACTGTAGATGGTTCGTGCGGTCTTGCCCGTCACCTGTTTACCTTTTCTCAACTGCTCCCAGCCATTCACAGCGTCGCTTAGATTTTCTGAGATTGAACGTCGGCCCCGATAGTTGAAAAGATAGCCACGACTC